AGATCATGTAGACCATGCTCACATTGATGATATTGGCGAAATTCATGGCGATGTCGTTACTCACCCTAAAAATTTCTAATCATGCCTAAAGAAGTAAAGTATGTTCCCGTTGTGGAACCAAAATCAACACCATTTTTAGAATATGTAGAGCTTGGTAGGACGGTTACACCTAATCCTACCTTTAAAAGGGACGAAATTCACGTTAGAATGAAGAAAATATGTCGAGGAAACCCTTCAGAGACGTTTGATACCGAACAATCATGGGATTATAGCATTCCTTGGACTGAAAAAGAGGAAAATGTAGAAAATTTATACCATCAAGAGAAAGTTGTTAAGGAAAAAGCTGAAGTAAAGGTGCAAAAATGAAGCAAAACACTATAAAATTCACTATAAGGCAAGATGGCACTGTAACTGAAGAGGTTATTGGTGCTGTTGGACAAGAATGTGAACATCTTACACGTTCAGTTGATGATAAATTAGGTAAGGTAACGCAAAAATTGTTTAAACCTCAATATTATAACCCCAACACAACCAAAACCGAGGAAAATGTCACACTTCACGACAATCAAAACGGAAATTAGACACAAAGAACCACTAGTTAAGGCACTTGAACTCCTTCAATACACGGTTGAGGAGAATAAAGACCTAAAAGTTAGTGGTGCTCATGGTAAAAATCACCAAATTGTCAATGCAGACCTTGCAATTGCCAAAGACATTGGGTTTAGACTTAATTCTAATACAAATTCTTATGAATTAGTAACGGATTTGGAGACTTGGAGTGAAAATGTTCCAGTAAAAAGGTTTATAGATAAGGTAAATCAACAATATGCCCGAATGCTCATCCATTCTACCGTAAAAGAGGATGGATATGAGGTTCAGGAAGAGTGGGAAATGGACGATGGCTCCATTGAATTAACCGTTACCTGTTGGACACCATGAAATGCTGGCACTGCAACTCAGAATTGATCTGGGGAAGTGATAATGACCTATCAGAAGACCTTCCAGAGGAAGATATTGTCTATGATATGGTTACATACCTCACTTGTTCTTCATGCGAGTCAGCTGTAGAGGTATATCGGAAGAAAAAACCAAAATTTGAACTAGTATCAAGCGTTATACTCCCTCCAGATGTAGCATCATACGATGAAGATGAGGGAACTTTGCACGATTCGGAAGGATGTTGACTAAATAATATATAATTCTTGTAAAAAAGAAAAAAAATGGAAAAAAAGATGCTTCGTGAGATCTCGAACGATAAACTGACTCCAAAAAAGTCAGATTTTGTCGTGGAAACAGAGATTTATAAGAAAGATGAGGATGATGGACTTGATTATGAAAGTGATTACACTGTTTTAACAGAATTCTAGTCACGAATCCTTAATAAATAAAACATAATTGCCGTATTCTAGTGCCTGTAGAAAGAGTTAGTAGAAGTTTTAAAGATTTAAGCATGTCATTTAAGGCAAATCCTTTGAATGATGACTTAATAACATTGAAAAATGAAGCTGCTATTGCTCGTTCTCTCAGAAACATAATATTTACCTCTCCTGGAGAAAAATTCTTTAATCCTGACTTTGGTTCAAATATCTCAAAAGTATTATTTGAAAACATTGATGAAATATCAGCAATACAGATTAAAGAGGAAATCGAACTCTCAATTAAGAACTTTGAACCTAGAGTTAGATTACAAGAGGTTGAAATTAATCCAGATTATGATAATAACCAATTTGACGTAACAATTAATTATAGAATTACAGGAATTGACGTTCCCCCACAGCAATTAGAATTCGTCTTGTTACCGACACGATAAATGGCTCTTTTAAACTTTACTAATCTTGATTTTGATCAAATTAAGATAACAATTATAGATTATCTAAAATCTAACTCCGATTTTACGGATTATGATTTTGAAGGGTCTAACTTGTCTACGATTATTGATGTATTAGCATATAACACGTATATTAACTCATATAATGCCAACATGGTATCTAATGAGTGTTTTATTGATAGTGCGACATTGAGAGAAAATGTTGTTGCACTTGCAAGAAACATTGGTTATACACCTAGATCTAGAAAATCATCCAGAACCAAAATTAACTTCTTTGTCGATCTAACTAGTGGTATTGGTAATACTCCAGCAGCTGTTACTTTAAAGAAAGGCCCTGTAGTAACTTCAGGAAATCAGTTTGGTGATCAATCTTATGTTTTTTGTATCACTGAAGACCTAACAGTAACCGTTAAAGATGGTTTTGCTGAGTTTTTTGGTGTAGAAGTATATGAAGGTACTGTTGTAGAGCAAAATTATGAAGTTGATAGAACAAATTTAGAGCAAAAATTTATTTTAGAGAATGCTGGTGTAGATCTTGACACATTAAGAGTTAAAGTTGGTAATTCTTCTTCAACACAAATAAATTATTCAAAACAAGATGATCTATTTCATCCAACAACAGGATCTACAATAAATTCAAAGTCAAATATCTATTTTGTACAAGAAATTGCTGATGAAAGATATGAATTGATTTTTGGTGATGGTATTTTTGGAAAAAGATTAGAAGGTTCTGATAAAATTAATGCCACTTATATTACAACTAATGCAGATTCTGCAGATGGTATTGCTGATTTTAGTTTTAGTGGTAGATTAACATATATTCAAAATGGTGTTGTAAATAACATTACCAACGGTGTTTCCTTAATCACTGCTGATAGTGCCTCATCGGGCGGTGAACCCATCGAAAGTGTTGATTCCGTTAGAAAGTATGCACCACAGATGTATGCCACTCAGAACAGGGCATTAACTGCTAATGACTATGAAATTCTAATTCCTAGTAAGATATATCCAGAAACAGAATCTATCTCTGTATTTGGTGGAGAAGAATTAGTTCCACCTCAATTTGGAAAGGTTTTCATTAGTATTAAACCAAGAACTGGTGATTATGTTTCAAATGCAATTAAACAGAATATTAAAAGAGACCTTAAAAAGTATGCTGTTGCTGGAATTGTACCTGAAATATTAGATCTTAAATACTTATTCTTAGAAGTTGATAGTAAAGTTTATTATAACACTGGTGCAGCACCTAATGCAGCTGCAGTGTCTACAATTGTTCAAAATAATATCACAAAGTACGCTGAATCAAGTGAGCTAAATAGATATGGTGCAAGGTTCAAATATAGTAAACTATTGAAAGTTATTGATCAAAGTCACCAATCTGTTACTTCAAATATTACTACTGTTCAGATGAGAAGAGATCTTAGATTAGCATTGAATACCTTTGCAGAATATGCAATTGATTTTGGTAATGAATTACATATTTCTTCTATGAAAGGATATAATATTAGAACTTGTGGTTTTAAGGTAGCTGATATTAATGAAACAGTTTACTTATATGATATACCTTATAGTGATAAGAAAACTGGAACTATTAACTTATTCTCCTTATCTTCTGCAGATGGAACAACACCAATTCTTAGAAAAAGGAATGTTGGAAAAATTGATTATAAAAAAGGTCGCATTACATTAAATCCTATTAATATCACTTCAGGAAAATTAAAATCTGGACAACAGATTATGGAAATATCCATCTCTCCTGAATCAAATGATGTTATTGGATTACAGGATCTTTATTTACAACTAGATACAAGTAGTGTTGAGATGGTTGTTGATGAAATTAGTTCTGGACTTGACCCATCAGGATCAAACTACGTTGTTACTCCTAGTTACAGAAATGGAAGTCTTGTAAGAAATTAGATATGCTAGATACAAAAAAGATACCATTTAGTAAAATTGTAAAGAGCCAATTACCTTCCTATGTTAGGGAGGAATTTCCTTTAATTGGTGAATTTTTAACGCAATACTATTTTGGACAAGAAGTTCAAGGTGGTACTCTTGATTTGATTCAAAATATTGATGAGTATTTAAAGATATCTGAAAATGGTAAGTATGTTAAAGAATCTATATTGGGTGAAGATATTGATGAGAATGATACAGAAATTACATTAGCAAGTCTTCAAATTGGTGGAACTGGTACTATTGGATTCCCTGATACTTGGGGATTGTTAAAAATCGATGATGAAATTATTACATATGAAAGTAAGAATATTATAAAATTTAGCAATTGTAAAAGAGGGTTTAGTGGAATATCATCTTATGAGAATGAAGATGATTTAGAAAATTTAGTTTTTGCTTCTACTAGAGCATTTCCTCATAAAAAAGGTGCTAAAGTACAAAATTTAAGTATTTTATTTTTAGAGCAGTTTTTAAATAAAATACGTCATCAATTGGCTCCAAGATTGGAAGGAGTTGATCTTGATAATAATTTACAAGCACATTTCCTCAGACATACAAAAGATCTTTATGGTGTTAGAGGAACTGATGAATCTTTTAGTATATTATTTAAAGCATTATATGATGAAGAAGTTAATGTTATAAGGCCAAAAGAATTTCTTATTTCCCCATCTAATGCTAATTGGAGAAGGACTAGAGATCTTGTTGTAGAACCAATATTAGGGGATCCAGAGGATTTAATTAATAAAACATTATTTCAAGATACTTATGAAAATATTAGTGAAGCATATGCACCAGTATCAAATATTGAGAGGGTTAGTGTTGGTATTTTAACTAATACTTTTTATAAAGTAAGTATTGATAGTTCATATACACAAAATTTTGAAGGTTCTAGTGAGGCAATGTATGGTAACTTTACACCTCATGCACGTACTAAAGTTATTGGAGATGCTACAGGACAATCAGGTGGTAGTGTTAGTGTTGGGCAAACAATTGTAGATGTAGATTCAACTGTTGGATTTCCTACTTCAGGAACATTTGAAGTTGCGTATAGTGATGGAAGTGTCGGTATTTGTAGTTACAGAGAGAAAAATCTTACTCAATTTATGGAGGTTGCCTTCGTAAAAAATCCTTTAATATTTGATCCCAGACCTACAAGAGGTATAGAAAAGAATATTACTGATGGTGCATATCTACAACAGAATACCTATGCTTACGCTAGTGGTATTGGTAGCACTGGGGGAACTAGAGTTAGAATTAGATCTGTTTTGAATGAGTTAGATATTCCAGAGTATACAGCAAGACAAACTGTTGGTGCAAAAGCTAAGATTAGGTCTTTGGGTAAAATTGGAGATAACTTTAAGCAAAACAATTGGTTTTTTAACACTGCACAATCATATGATATATTGTCAATAGTTCTTGTTGATAATGTAAACAAGACTTATAGAGTAACTACAAAAGATTCTGCTATTTTAAGAACTGGTGATTATGTAAGAATAACTGATGTGGATGATAATCAATTAGATGGTAGATTTCTTGTAACTGATGTTTTTAATAACACTAGTTTTCTAATTCGTGGTCAAGGACTTACTGATCTTTCAATTATAAAGAAAGTAACTAGACAAATATCTAAAGTTGACTCAGATTTGCATGGCAATTTAAATAACTATACAGCTAACGTTCAAAATACTTATATTGATGGAGAAGATGTTTTAGTTGCATCAAATTCACTACCATCAGTATCTTTATTTGGAACAAATTTAAAATTAAATCCAAAAACTCAAAAAGTAGTATTTTCTGGTGTAGTTACAAAGAATCAAGAAGAAATACAAATAACAAGTGGTATTGATCATAACTTCTTTACTGGTGATGCGGTTTATTATACTCCAGAAAAAGATGTTACGTTAAGATTTAGAACTATTGGATTTGATAGAGAAACTTTAGAGCAACAATATGAATTATATGAAGAAACTAAGATAATAACTTCTTTATTTGGTACTTTTAGGTCTAGTGATAATGCACCAACAGATGGAATACCTAATGGTGGTGAAGGAGTATACTTTATACAACGAATAGATGCTAATAGTATTAAATTAGCAAAAAGTAGATCAAACCTTTATAATAATATTTTTGAAAAGGTATTATCACCAACAGATACTAAAACTTTAGGAAATCAAACTATAGAAAAGTTTGAATTGCATAATAAACAATTAAAAAATCAAAATCTCTTAAGAAAAATATCAAATCCAGTAAATGATGGTCTTCATCATGAAACTCCAAGTGGATATAATGGAATATTGATCAATGGAGTAGAAGTTAAGAATTATAAGTCTAGAGATGTTGTATATTATGGTCAAGTCAATTCTATAGAGGTTGTTTCTGGTGGTAGTGACTATGATGTCATAAATCCTCCTGAATTGGTAATTAATGATGGTGTAGGAGCAGGTGCAACTGGGTACTGTGCTGTTAAAGGAGAATTTAAAGAGATTAGATTAGTAGATACTGGTTTTGACTATATTGAACAACCAATTATTAAAATTACTGGTGGAAACGGTACAGGTGCTGTAGCTGAACCTAAATTATTAACTATTCCTCATGAAGTCTCATTTAATACTACAGGAATTACTTCAATAATACCAGATCTTGCTGGTATTGGAACTGAATCAAGTATTGGATTTACTACCTATCATAAATTTAGAGATGGTGAAAAAGTTGTATATAATACCTTTGGTAGAAAAGCTTTAGTTGGACTTAATACTGGAAATGCATATTTTGCTTCTGTTTTAAATTCTCATACTATTAAATTACATAAAACAAAGGGTGATGCAATAGTTGGATTAAATACAGTATTTTTTACAGATTATGGTTCAGGAACCCACTCGGTTGAATCTGTTAGTGGAAAACTTGTTTTAAATTCTATTATTATAACTAATCCAGGCTCTGGATATGAAAATAAGCAAAGAACATGTGCTCCTGCTGGTATTAATACTGCATTAGATTCTGTTTATATTGAAAATCATGATTATAAGACTGGAGAAATTATTCAATACTCCCCTGATCTTGGATCTTCATCTGAACCTGTTGCAGGTCTTTCAACTAGTGTAGATTACTATGTTACAGTAGTTGATTCTAATAAATTCAAGTTATCTTCAGTTGGTGTTGGGACTACAGTAAAAACATTTAATTTTGATCAAAAAATATATGAAAATTTAACTTCCATTGGTCTTGGTACTCATAGTTTTAACTATCCTCCAATTAATGTTCAAGTTATTGGTAATGTTGGAGTATCATCTTTAGGTGGTAAAGATTTTCATGCTATTGTTCAACCAATAATTAGAGGAGAAATAACTTCGGTTCATTTAACTGATAATGGTGTTGGTTATGGTTCTTCAGAAATTTTAAATTTTGAAAGACCATGTGATGTTAATGTTAATACAGGAAGAAATGGTGAAGCATCTGCAGTTATTCATA